CTATCAATTTTGCTGCGTATCTTTTTCCGCTTCTTGATGCCGTTTTTTTGCTTCACTGTTCGGGAAGTTGTTTTTGAGAACTTAGCTAGTTTTTTGCCTATGTATTTGCGTCCAGATAGATTATTTGTGATCAAATAAACAAATCCCACACATGTTTCTGGCAATGTCTCTACCGGGGTGTTTTGATATAGCCATGTCATGTTGCAGTTTTGTTACTTGAGTCATATAGTTATCTTTTTGTTGCAGATGTTATAAATTATTGATCTGTTGTAGTTTGTGTATTGCTTGTTGAAAAAAATCTTTAAGATTTAAGTGAGTACGATACCATTGAGTCCATTGACTGTCAATATAATGCTGCTTGTTGTATAAACATATCTCTTTGCATTGAGACAAAAATTGTTCAAGATCACTTTGACATAGTCGTTGCACTTGCTCAGCAATCATGGACATACGTTGATCCATATTCAGTTCTGAATCAAAAGACTCGTCGATGAATTTACCAAAAGTTTCAAATCCTAATTTGTGAAGTTCACGATAATAACCTGCGGTCCCGGCTATTATAAACGGATGTCCAGCTAAAATAGATTTATATGTTTTTTCAGTTAAAAACGGTTGTTTAAACCCATTAGTTTCGGTAACTACGCTAAAGTAGGTATTTGCATACTGTACTGGTACTACATGGCCATCAATCCAATGGTGCCTCCAATGATGTTCTTTGAAATGCCTATATCTTGGCCAATCATCCAGATAAACATTATTAATTTCGGCAACGTTCAACAGTGGATTTTCGTATTCTGGTGGTAACAATACAATTGGTGGAAATTCATCCTGCAATGATAGTTGTTTTTGATCAACCCAATCACTATTGATACCTTCACCAATATCAACACTTAGCCAGCTGCGTAGAGATAATTCTAGTGTTTGATTTTTTTCTAATTTTTTCCAAAGATTTATGCGATGGGCCATCGCCCGCCCGTTCAAAAATAAAAATTTAAATGGTTTGTTATTTTTTGAATATATGTTTTGGGTGGCTTCTATTGCTCGTAATCGATTTGGGTCAGATAGTGTGACATGAAAAAATTCATGTATGTTTAAACACATTACTTCGTCAAATCCAGTATCGCCGCCGATGATTCCAAAATTGAACAATCTTCGACGAATAAGATCATTGTATAATCCGCCTAAAATTGAAGTCTCTGTGGATTCAAAAGTATTTACAAAGATTATGTAGTTTTTTTCCATCAATTTAACAGTTAAATCAAATTGATTGTTAGATTCAGTTGCATCCAACACTAAAATTTTGTTTTGTAACTGCACCATGTCATTCATGGTGTTCACATAATCCATTGTATCATTTAACCAATCACCCACCCACTGTTGTAGATATCCTAGATTAATATTGTTCTCTCTAGACCCAACAAATATGGTATTTTTTTTCATGTGTGCTATACCTTTATTCTACGCAAGTTCTATATCCGTTGAATATGACGTGAACCCATTTTCTTTCACAACTTTAAGAATGTTTTCTACCCTGCTGGCCAGTTCATCTCTATGACTGACCAACCAGATTGATTTGTGTCGTTCTCGGCTCATCTTTTTCAGCAATGCCAATGCATTTTCCACACCCTGGGTATCTAGTCCTGAATCAATCATCTCGTCGATAAACAAGATGTTGATAGGACGATATAAACTTTCCCATACATCACGGAATGCCCAACTCATGCTTAGGATCAGTCGATTGCGTTCACCACGAGATAAGTTGTCAAAGTCTAATTCACGCCCTAACTCTTCAATGCTAACAGTCAAGTCATTTTGAAACTTCACAGTATGTGGTAGTCCAATACGGTCAAGATAGTGTGTGAGTCGGCTGTTGAGATAACTCAAGTTCTGATCAATGATCTTCTTGCGCACAAATGAATCTTTACTGGTAAGAAGTTTGAGCAAAAACTCTTGATGTTCTTGCACCCTGGTAAACTCATTCAAGGTATCGTAACTTACCACTTGCAATGCTTGATGCTGCATGTCTACAATTTGTTCAGCATATGGGTCGGCATCTGCTGATCTTGCAGCAAGATCCTTGCGCAAAGTATCCACAGTGTTTTTATGATTCAACGCTTGTTCTAGACTATCATAAAATACCACAGGAGCGGATCCAATGGTACCAAGAGAAATTAGTCGATCTTCGTGCTCCAGTCGTTGTGTATCATTGGTCAGCAATTGCAAAGCCAATTCTTGCAGCGTTTTTTCACGTTGTACTTTCACTGTGTCAAGGCTATTGTCATGTATTTCTGTGCCACATGCAAAACATTTATGTGATGCAATCTGATTAAGATCTTTCTTGGTCTGATCAAATTGCTTTTGTAACTTGACATCATCGGCATTAATTTGTTTGATCCAACGATTTGCATCGTCTGCTGCTTTTTTACTCACATGATATGCTTCAAGATCTCTGTGTGATTGTACTTCTATTTCAATGTTGATATGCTCAAGATCACTAATGCCTTGTGTTAATGCTGCAACGTCTTCAGTTTGTTTACGTAGCCACAATGTGCGACGTTTTTCTAAACTTTGAATTTGCTCTTCAATTCGTTTGTTGGCTTCTTGAACTGCTCGTATGCGTAGTTCTTCACTTTGAATAGAATCTTTGGTTGCTTTGTTGAGCTCTTTGATACGATCAGCACGTTCGCTTAGTAGTGTAATACCCAACAATTGTTCAATGATGGTACGTTGTTCGTTGGCTTTGAGACTCAAAAACGGCGGAGTATATGTGTTTAGTGCAACAATATGTTGAAACATATCGTGACTCATTCCTAACACACGCTCAATGGCTTCTTGTGTTTCTCTTGAATCACCTTGAGCATCATCAGAACTTTTGTCTTCCTGATTTATATAAAATTTAAGAACATTGGGTTTACGACCACGTTCAATTCGATAGTTTTGCCCGCTGACACTAAAATCTAAACTGACCAGCATGTGTTTGGCATTGGTCTTGTTTACAAGATTATCTTTGCGGATGTTTGATAAGGCTTGCCCATACAATGCATAGCTTAGTGCATTGATGATCGTGGTCTTGCCTGTGCCGTTGCGAGAGCCATCTCCGCCCATGTCTAAGTTTTCACCTAGCACTAGAGTGAGATCACTACGATCGAAGTCAATAGCCTGCGTGGTATTGCCCACGCTCATGAAGTTTTTTACTGTAAGGTCACGTAGATGGATCATAGATTTTGATAAATTTTCAACAGCAGTCGGTTGTCGTAGAATTCTGATTCAATGTTGGTGATCTGATCTGTTACAATTTGATCTACACTTTCAAACTTGATTTCACCAGGAGCCATGTCTGTGTCTACAGAACTATTTTTGTTTGGAATCAAAGCCATCTCTCTCAAATTATAATCTCGAATATATGTTTCTTTGATAAAGTTAGCTTCTTCGTATGAGATTTCAATGTCCAAGTTTACACGAACATGCATGCGGGGTGCAAGCAATGCGGCTGCATTGTCGATGATGTTGGCCAGTCCTAACACACGATATCGAGGTTGATCAGGCCAGGCATGATACACAGGATCCCGGCCCCATTCTAAGATAGTAAGCCCACGATCATCGTCGCCGGCATCGGCATAGTTGTGTGGAAATGCATTGCCAATGTACGTGATGTTCTTTTTGGTTTGCCGTTTGTGAAAGTGTCCGGTGAACACATGTTCAAAGTTGTTGAAGTCTTCTCGTCGTACTTCGCCGTGATCTGGCATTTCAACCATGGCATTCATGAGATAGCCGGGCAGTTCAAAGTGCCCAAACATGTATTTTCCTTTTAACTTTGGGATACGCTTATAATCATCGCCAACAAGCCAAGGAGCAATCACCACATCACCGCTGGAAAACCAATCGTTGCAGATTTCTATGTTGGGCAAATGTCTAGCCCACTCTACACTTTGGATATCCCTTTTGTCACGATAATATAGGTCGTGATTACCTGGAATAAAAAACACACGATCAAAATTTGCATTCATATGCTCCAGTGCCCGTAGGCTGTAGTTCAGCGTGACAATGTTGAGGCTGGCTCGATTGTTATGCCAATCTCCAAGGAACATGCAGGTCTCGCAACCTTGCTCTTTTGCTTTTGCAGTAGCCCACTTTACAAAATTTAAACAGTCCTCGTTGTGAGTGGTGCTATTGCTTTTGAGTCCAAAATGGATGTCAGTGAAGATCGCAACTTTGCGGAATAGATTAGTCATCCTCTAATTATACTACTCTTCCAATGTACTTACAACCGGTCCGGACATGGCTTCCATGCTGTGTTTGCCAGAATTTTGTCTAGTCCAGGATGGGTTCAACCCGTTCATCTCCAAAATGTCATCACGTATGTTCTGCATCTTCTTTTCAATGTTCAGGATACGAGTAAAGCTATTAGTGATAGCGGCAGTATAATACGCAAAAGGGTTCTGCGATTTTGATTCGTCAAATTGCAGTCCAATTTGACTGAGTTGCAGCAAGGCTTGTCCGCGCATTTCTTCATTGTAGGTGTATCCTCTCCAGTTTGATCTTGTGGCATAGCGTTCACAAAGTTTCATAAACATCTTGGCCAAGGTGCGAGTCATCTCGCCATGATCTTTTGAAAACTCTCCAGTTTCCAAATCACCACGCCAATGGCTTTTGCCAACCAGGAATGGTTCTTTGTTTTCATCCACACGATAGTGGAAGAATGGAGGGAAGTTTACTCGCATGTGTGTAGGATCCAGCATGGGTTCGTCAACTAGTCCTGCCAATGGATCTTCTTCTACAGGATCGTCCAGTTCCAGCAGTTCTTCTAATTTGCGTTTTTTGGCAGCTGCTTTGGTAATTTTTTTGGGTGCCATGGGTATGTGTTCCCAGGTCATGACACGAAAAACAATGTCTGTGTTGAGAATTTTTTTAGGATCAATGATCTCACCAGTTTCACGTTTGATGCGATCTGCACGATTTCTACGTGCTTCGGCTGTGCTCTTTTGATTGATCTTGCTTACACTTGGTAGGATGATAACGTATTGATGATCCAGCACAGGATCTCTAAAAGCACAATAATTCTTTTTGCTAAGGTGAATTTCCTTGAGAATATCGCGATTATTTAAATAGTTAGTCTTTACCGGAGTTCGCGGTGTATTGAGGGTGGCCATGTATTTCCTTTAGGTTATTTTTACTTTACGACGATTTTTTGCCGCAACA